TTTATTAGTGATTTTTCACCGCTTTCTTCAATTAGGTCGGAGACATCTGCTTCATTGGGAATATTCTTTGTTATATCATTCATCTCAGCGAAAGAAACAGCATTTGTGATACGCATTATTTCTTTTAATGCCGCTCGACCCTGTAACTTATTAAAGGTTAACATCTGAGATACATTATCTTCTCCATACTTTGATTTAATATATCCAATAACCTCATCTCGCTTTTCTGCTGGAACGTCAACATCAATATCAGGTAAGGATACATGATCTTCAGTGTTACGCCCTGCATTATAAAATCTTTCAAAAATCAAATCATATTCAATGGGATCAATTTCTGTAATCCCAATCAGATAAGAAATCAAACATCCTGCAGCAGAACCTCTTCCGGGGCCCGGCAACCAGCCCTGTTCTCTAACATGGTTTACAATATCCTGCACGATTAGAAAATAACCAGACAAGTCTGCATCAAAAATAACATCCATTTCATTCTTGATTCTATCAAGATACTCTTGCTTCCTGTCTTCATTATCTATTTTTCCTGTTTCAGCAAGTAGACTGCGCCACCCGTCCCTACATAACTGTTTCAAATATTCATCTTCAGTGTAGTCGTCAGGACAGTCAAATTTAGGAAGCATTGGCTTGCCTAAGATATCATACTCCTCACATTGTTCAGAAATCTCAAACGCTTTTGTTATAACATCCTCAGTGTATTGATTTGATGCCTCTTCTGGCGAGATCATATAATACTTGTCTGAACTAAAAAAGCCTTTTAACTTTTTGAAACCATCTTGCTTGAGTCTATCTTTAACTTTGCCCATTGTGGTTTTCATTCCAGAGCAAAGAAGTATTCGATGTAATTCTGCATCTTTTGTATCAGCATAATAACTAGGCTGCTGCTTTAGATCGTCAATACATATTAGATTCTCACTATGAGACTTTAAAAGCTTGTTGACAACATCATCACTGTAAGAGTTTTTCTTAGAAACTAAGTCAATAAGATCAAACCAACCCTGTTTGTTCTTGGCTAATAATGTCATTGGCTTATGACTTTCAAACTCAAATGTGCAACCAATAATAGGTTTGATATCATTCTTCTTGCAAGTTTTATAAAAGGCGACAGCACCAGAAATAGTATTTATATCTGTGATCGCACAAGATTTGTAGCCAAACTTCTTACACTTGGCTACAAGTTGTTCCGGCTTTGAGTAGCCTCTTTGCAGACTAAAGTGAGTTTTATTGTTTAGTGGAATCCAATTCATGACAATCCTTAAATTTATTCAATTCTGAAATAGCAACATTATGACAATCTGCTCTAACAACAAAGCCATTGGAGGGATCTTTCTGACCCTTTGTTAGCTTGCGAGCTTTCTTAAAATAATCATCGTGAGTCAACCAACCCAAGACCCACGCTCTCCCCCATCTTTTGTTCTTATTCTCAATCCTGACAAACACATATCGGTCGCACTTTTGCTTTGTATTAAAGTTGGCGACTGAACAATCATAATAAGGTTTAGGTGGAGAAGTACATCTCTTTGTTTTTACATCATACTTAGTTCCATCTTGTGCAACCAAGTCATAATCATAAGTGTTATTAATTGTACCACCTATAACTACATTTGCAACCTCTTCTCCTAGAAATCCAGCAATATTTCCGTCGCCTTTCATGATGGAGTTTTTTATGACTCCCATCTCTCTAGACTTTGCCCATGCGCTTTTTTTCATTTCTTCTGTAATTTTTACTTCAATCATTATCCGGGAGCCTCATAATATCCAACATCGAAATCTTCTCTTGTACAGTTTTGTATTGTGTCTAGCATACCAAATTGGTCTAAGTGGTTACTGACATGTCGGCACATACTTTCATCAGTTCCGGGCCAATCCGTCTTACAGAAGTCACATAACTTAGTACATTTCCAGTGAGCCTGATTTCTAGATAGCATTCTTGGACGAGTCGTCTTCTTGATTTCCTCAAATCTATCCTTTAGCATGCCCAAAAACTTTTGTCTGTCACTTTCTTCAAAACAGATACTAAACGGGCCACCATCTCTAATGAAATATATCGACATAATTGCGTCTTCATATTGAGGGAAAAGTTTAGAAATTGCATAATGATACAACATTAACTGTGGATCTTTACATAGCTTTTCATAAGTCTTCTCCTCTCCCGTAGCCCAGTTAAGTCGGCGTCCTGTCTTCCAGTCGATAACTTCAATTACTCCATCAGATACTTCTGTTACTAAGTCAATCGTACCCTTGATAGCAAGTTGGCCTTCTGCCTTTGTTCCGTCTGGCATATCATATTCATATTTAGCCCAGTCTTCTTCGATGGCAATATCAAATTGAGGTTCAGCCGCAACAATATTACGTTTTCTTGGGTCAAAGTTGCCGTCATCATAAGTTAGGGCTTCCCATGTCGTCTTATCACAGAATTTGTAGTCTGCATTAGTATAGTGATGAGAGCATGGTACAGTATAATGGTCGTAGCTACGCTTAAGGATTTCGTTTACAAATTTCTTTGTTCCGAGTCTACGCTTGGTAAACTCGACCTCTCCGATAGCGTCATCCTTAAGCAATAGCTCTTGACCGTCTTGGTGCAATTTCTTACATCCAGCCAAAACTTCCATAACCTTATGTACAATCGTTCCCAGTTGAGCTTTCTTACCTGAAGTAGTTTGATGACCTAAAACATAGGTCATAAAATATTGCATCTGGCAGTACTCAAAATTATTATAACTAGAACTTCTTATGTATGTAACTAACATGTTATTCCTTAATTTTCATGATGCCGCCAACGATCTGTGGCCCATCCTCTTGTGACTCTGCAGGTTCAGTAGCTTCGATTACACTACCGAGCCAACCCCAGCTTTCAAGCACAGACATTATTTCTACATTAGTCTCGTGCAAAGTTAAATCCTTATTATCTACAACAGCGTCATAATTTTCTATGAGTTCGCTTTCGGCTTCACTACTGTGTCCATCGTCGTCAACACCTCTGGTGAGCCGAATAACTTTTCCTCCAGCCCTTTGTACGGCATCAACCTCATTTTGGAATCTGCAATCTGAAATGACAGCGATCAAAGGTTCTTCGGTGCGTATGTTTTTGACTGTATGTTCAGTCCAAATATCGGGATGAATTTTTCTGCAAACATCTGTTCCAAAATACTGCATGAATTCTCTAGCCGTCATCTTACCCTCGTTATCGCCTTCATATCCGGGCATATCCTCCCAGCGAAACCAAGTCAACGTGTTCTTGTCTACATCTGTACCATAGCACTGAGCTCGACTAAGACCAAACAATCCACTACAAATTTCTTTAAGAGCGCCTGCAAAAGAATAGTGCTTGATGAAAGGCCAAATGTTTTCAGCCGCCCATAACCCAAAGTCTAAGTCTGTTCTAGTAACATCCAAAACACCTTTGTTTGTTTGGTCAGAACCATCAGCATCAGTAGAGATAGTATCTACTATTAGTCTTCCTTCTTCATCAATTGCAAAGTCTTTAACAATGTTGTAAGACCTCATTTGATACCCGTGTAAGAAAGAGCAAGCTGAATTTTTACCAGACTGTTTTCTGCCAGCAAACGCCAAAATTCTTGTCATCTATAAAACTCCCTGTAACTTATTAATAATTTGATCTTGTATTTGTTCGACTGTCATATCTCCCACGTCCTTCTGGTCGATTTCTGGTCGGTAGTAATTGAATCGTCTTCCGCATCTTTTTAGTATTTGCTTTGCTGCTTTTTGACCAGCCTCATCGTAGTCTGTTAGTATAACTACGTTTCTGGCTCCGCTTCTTTCTATTAGAATAAGCTGATCCTCACTTAGACTAGCGCCAAAAATGCCGACCGTATTGGTAACGCCAGCCTCATGCATTCGCCACACATCACCCTGACCTTCTACTAAAACAATAGTGCCTTTTTTCATTATATCATCTTTAGCCACATTGTACCCATACAAATACGAACTTTTCTTGAACCCTTTGCTATGCAGCCATTTTGGTTTCATGTTTTGGTAAACAGCTCTGCCTATACATGCTACATATTTATTATTTTCATCATAAATCGGAACCACAACACGGCCAGACATTGGCTTACCCCTACCCATGCACATGCCAATATCAAATTTCTCTAGGGTTTCTGGTTCATATCCTCGATCAATATAATATTTAGATGGTATGTCAAGCTTGTCAACTATTGTCTCTCTATCTACAGACTGCTCGTGTCGCACAGGCTCTCTCTGAAAAACCTCAAGTATCTTTACTACACTATAGTTTTCTACTGGCTGTTCAAATTCTATAGTTTCTGGATCTAATCCCAAGAACTTACTACAAAAATAGAATGTTTCCAACACTCCAACTTCTCGGGCTTTTCTATTTGTTAGCAAACCTCTGACAAAACCAAAAGTATTC